AGAACCCCAAACTTTGCTAGGGTGAAGAAGCGAAATTTACCAATCAACGCGCACCATGTTTATACCTATACCGTCTTTGACGGAGGGTATATGGAACAAGGATGGAGGCTACCTCAGTCTCCAACAAGTGACCATGATTTTTCTTATGGTCAATATTCCTTTGGCGCTAGTCATACTGGAGCTGCACCGCCAACTCCGACTCATAACTTATCAAGTCGGAATGCTGCCATAGCTAAACTTGCTGAGGTCGCTGGGCAAAATGTGAATAACATTGCTCAAGACCTCGTTCAAGTTAATCAGCTTACACGCGTAGTAGTTGATACCTGCGCGCGTATAACTGGGGCGATTAAGGCGTTGCGTCGGAGAAATCCGGCGTTAGCCGTTTCGCTATTATGGCAGAAGAAGCAGCCTCGATTTCGTCCTGGAGGTTCTCCTTATACCGCTGGTAATTCTCTTGCCAAGAACTGGCTCGAGTACCAATACGGCTGGAAGCCTCTCTTGATGGATGTCGTGGGTGCCGCTAAAAGTCTTGCGTATCTTAATGCAGGTACTTTTATGGTGCAGACAGCTCGCTCCTCTAAGTCAGCAACAACTACGGAGAGCCAAACTCTTACCCTTTCCGGTAGAAATGCCGGAACCCGCACGATACTCACAAGAACGGAAATTCAGTTTTTGATGAGGTACCGTGTGGGAGAGCCGCTCAACGCGTTCTTGACCCAGATCGGTTTCAACAATCCCATAAATCTTGCGTGGGAAGTGCTACCGTACTCTTTTGTGATAGACTGGTTTCTACCCATTGGCCAATATCTCGAGGGATTACACTCTTGGGATGGCCTTGTTTTTCTTGATGGGTGCGAAACTCGTTTTACACGGCAGAGTGCACTTTTTGACGTTTCTTATTACTATGAAGATGCAGTTCAGATCGATACTCGCAGGGGTAATTATTCGAGAGATGCCGTTTTGTTAGATAGGATAAAATTAACATCCTTTCCTACTCAACGACTTCCTCAGTTTAAGAACCCGATTTCTGCGACACACGCTCTGAATGGCCTTGCATTGTTGAGGGCCGCCTTCTCTGGCGGTCGTTTTTATGGTCGATAAGCAGGATGACGTCTTAACCATCTTTTTAGAAGGTGATATATCATGTCCGCTATTGCGTCCGTGAAACTTGCCGGTGCAGTTAGCCTTGCCCTTATTGCGAATCGGATGGATTCGGTTCACAAGACGGTGGGCGATGCTGCTATCGGAGTAACAAGAACGTTCGACCCCGAAGGCTTTCAGCTTCCTGGTGTTGCGCGTTGGGTTGATCGTAGTGGTGGTATTGCACTCGGTTATCCCGCCATAACTCTACAGGTGAGGGCGCCTACCAAGACGTCCAGAGTTTATAGAGTGACGGCAAAAATCGTTCTCCCGAGGTTGGAGCAAACCAGCGCCTCAACGGCGACGGGCATACAGCCCGCCCCCACTAAAGCGTATGATTGCACCTGCATCATGGAGTTTCTGTTGCCTGAACGTAGCGAAGCTTGGGAGAGACAAGCACTCCTCGACCTCGCGATGTCTACGTTCATGACAACGATAACGGCGTCGGATGCAGCTCCCAGTGATTCAACTGGGTCTCCGTTACGAGCAGCCGTGGAAAGCTTTGACCCGCCATATTAAGTCCTAGGTGAAAACCGAAAGGCTTAATGGTTGGATTTGAGAGTTAAAACTCTCTAAGCTTCACTCCACAGGAGAATACCATGTCTTATTATAAGTATGGTCCGGATTTCCTCAAAGGAATCCGGAGATTTCGCGTAGAGCCACGGCTAGAAGCCAGTGTTATTGAGAAGTACCTCTGTTCGTTGGACTGCCCTCGTTCTCTTGCTGTGTACCTCCTTTGGAAATCAGGGGAGCATAAACAGCTTGCTGAATTAGGGTTTGATCCACTTGTCTACAGTGATGTAGATGAGTTAAAACGAGCCTACTGTGCCACTAAATTCCTTTCGAAATGGATCGGGTTAAAAACCGGTCTAGATCTTGAGGAAGTTGCTTTAGTGAAGTTCTTCGAGTTTGAAGAGCTGTGTAGGTCTACGAACCGTAGATTCCGAGATTTGTCTCGTGACTCTCTTTACAAAGGGAGTCAGGTGTGGCTGCATCACGCAGTTACGCGAAAAATAGAGCAAATTTTGGGTGCGTTCGACATAGAGGAGTTCTTTTCGATGCCGGATTGGGGTCCTGGTGCCTCGACGCTCATAAAGCGGAGAGACGCCAGTTCAGCAACCAAATTCCAGTATGAAACTGGAGTAACGCGCGACCTTTTTGCCTTGCTTCCCACTGACCTCATGGAGAAGATTTATCCTCTGTGGGTTCGGCATTTGTTAACAGGAGAGTATCCCTGTTTTCAGGTTGGAAGTAAGGTTATCACTGTTCCTAAAGATGCGTCTACGGATCGAGTTATCGCAATCGAGCCAGGAATCAATTTATGGTTCCAAAAATCGCTCGGTACGATGATCAATAGGCGTCTCAGAAGGGTTGGAATCGATTTAACTGATCAGTCGAGGAATCAGACGTTAGCAAAGCTTGGCTCTCAAACGGGCCAAGTCGCGACCGTCGATCTCTCTTCTGCCAGTGACTCCATTTCGCAGTCTGTAGTGGAGGCTTTATTACCTCCCTTATGGTATAGCGTTTTGGATAGTTGTCGTACAAAATACGGCAGCGTGGGTCGTTCCAACTGCGGATCCGCAAGTACGCTAGTGAGATGGGAGAAGTTCTCCAGTATGGGGAACGGTTTCACATTCTCATTAGAATCTCTTTTATTCTATGCAGTTGCTTTTTGCTGCACGGAATACTTACACGCTGATACTTCTAAAGTTAGCGTGTATGGAGACGATGTCATTGTTCCGACATCGGTATTTGCGCTGCTGTCAGAGTGCCTTGAGTTTTACGGCTTTCGTGTAAACCGGAAAAAGAGTCATTACGACTCTATGTTCCGTGAAAGCTGTGGAGCTCATTTCTGCTCTGGTATTGATGTAAAGCCCATCTATCTTAAAGATAGAATTCTTTCTATTCCTGCGATAATACGCACCGCAAATGCAGTACGTCGCCTCGCGTTCAGGTCATGTAATTACATGGCTTGTGACAAAAGGTTCCGCGCTACATTTGAGCTCCTTGTCCATACCGTTCCTAAGGGTTTACGCCTTTGGGTTCCGGAAGGATTTGGAGACGGTGGCTTCGTCAGTAACTTCGATGAAGCTACCCCGGTTAGAGCAACAAAGAGGAAGAAAACTCCCGGTTGGGAGGGTTTTTCTGTTCCGTTGCTCGTGGAATCTAGCTTGCAAAAGCTAGAAGAGGGGGTAGGCTATTCTTTAGCCTCCCTTTGGGATCTGTCAAAGCGTGACGAGTCATTACGACCCGTCAGCAGCAGACCGCTCACACTCGAAGCGATGTTCGATTTGGATTCTCGCGAAGTGAAGAAACCGGGACGTAACTTCGTCCCTCTCCACCAAACGCGGATCCGGGTCGTCCAGAGTGTGGTTAGACAGTGGCCCGATCTAGGCCCCTGGGTTTAATCGCCCAAGCCAGAAGGTGTACGGAACAACGGTGTAATCTCCAAAAGAGAACTAACCGTCTACTGTACGCCCTTAGATCGACTTAAGGTCGAGTCGAGTTATCTTGATTTACTCGACTTTTCAC